AACTCTGGCACGAAGTCTCTCCACAGCCTTTTCACCCCAAAGCTGGCGTACCAGCCCAATCGTATCCCTATCCGACAGCACGGCAGCAGCGCCAACCTCTCGGATCAGTTCAGCGACCCTATCACGGTTGACCTCAACGCCTCTGGCTAACTGTGCGTCGTAGAACTTTAAGCGGTTTAGCGGGGATTCCCGTACCGATTCGTTCCACATCACCTGATTGGAGTGGAACTGGTGTTCTAGGTTGTGACTAGGTTTAGGCTTTTCCGGTTGAGTTTGTTTAGTCGGAAAGTAAGTGAATTCATCACCCATATATAACCTCTCTATGGTTTAGAACTGATGACTGATGGTGAACTCTGCACGGTTGAGACGGAGTACGCCTAACGTGGATCGTGCAGAGATGAGATGACTGACGGAGCCACCCTGCTGCGGGCTACATTTGCCGGTTACCCGGTGCCATTCACGCTTCCCCGCTATACGCTGCGTGTCTAGAGGCTGGCTGCCCCGGTCTAGATTTAAGCCCTGTCTGCGCGTGGTTTCCCCGACCAGATGAGCCGAGGCGTATAGGTAGGTTGACAAGTCCATTAACAGGACTAAACTACATCTACGCCGAACTGCAACCTCAGCGTAATGCCATTCCCCCGGCAGCGTCAAGCCCCCTTCTCGGGGGCTTTTCGTTTTAGCGTCCACTAACGTCCTTTTGGCGGCTTTATAGCCCCGGCTTTGATCTGCCAAAGCCTAGCCGCAGGGATCGCCCCAGCCTTGACCCATTGGCTTACAGCGCCTTTCGTGACGCCAAGGGCCGCAGCAACGGCCTGCTGGCTGCCGTATCGTTTGATGAGCTTGTGTATGTCCATGCGGCGGCAGTCTATCCGTCTAAACTTTTTTTGCCTAGGGTGTTGACATGGTCGTTTAGATTGCTAAACTGGGAACCGTTGACAAACACAACAGGAGCAATAGATATGCCACGCAAAGACACATTCCACGGTTTTGGTACGTTTTACGCCCTCGGCAACAAGTTTGAGGTGCGCGTGGAGTACACCCAAGACCTAGATGGCGGCATTATCCTTGAGGTTGCCGACCTGATCGGCATCTTTTTGGATAACGACAAGGTTGCCGCATCTCTCAACCACGACATCAAGCTAGACATTTGCGACCTCGGTGCAGATGCCATCTTTGAGCTTGAAGAAATCGCCACACGCGATGCTGAGCAGAACGGCCCGTGGGGAGACGACCTGTGAGCCGTTGGTTACCCCAAGCCATCCTCATTGTGGCGCTATACGCCATAGCAGCGATCAACGACCCGTGCGGTGACGGTGGCTGCACTCCGGCAGAGGAGCGAGCCAGCCATGCACGATGACGACATGACTTGGTGGCATCACCAAGACCAATTGATGCAAGAGCTAGAAGAACAGCAGCGCATAGACGCTTGCAACAAGGCTTTGGCCGAACTGATGGCCGTTATTAACGAACAATTGGAGAAGGTCAATGAGCGAACTGCTCAAAATTAACGTCAACGATCACGTTGAGAAGAAAGGAAATCTGTCGTACCTGTCATGGGCATGGGCGTGGGCTGAAGTCCTTAAGATTGACCCGGCTGCCCGCTACACCGTGCATGAGTACGAGGGCGGTATGCCGGTGTGCTATCTCAAGAACAACACGGCGATGGTCAAGGTCAGCGTGGAGATTAAAGGCGACACCAAGACTTGCTTGCTCCCCGTCATGGACAACCGTAACCGCAGCGTTGTTGATCCCGATTCGTTTGCGGTGAACACGGCCATTATGCGCTGCCTGACCAAGTGCATCGCGCTGCACGGCCTTGGCCTGTACATCTTTAGCGGCGAGGATTTGCCCGAGGGTTCACCGCCGCAGGTTGACCCCGATCTGGTCGCGCTGATTAACGGGGCGGTGTCGGTAGAAGAACTGACCAAGTTGTTCAAGCGCCTGACCAAAGAGCAGCGCATGACGCACATTGACCAGTTTACTGCCCGCAAGAAAGAACTAACCGGCCCGGAGGCTGCATGAATAAGCACAACGGTGAACGATGTTGCGGCAATTGCATTCATTACGTTGAAAAACAAAACGATGAAGGGTTCTGCGCGTTTTCATGGCCGCCATATATGAAAGCAAAAGCGCAGCCGGTTAGTGCTTACGATGCGTGTGACTTGTTTGAAGAATTGGCCGATGACGAAGAACCAATAAACGAAATAGACATTGTTTGGGTGAGGGGAAACTAATGGAACAGCGTACCGACGATTGGTTTGCAGCACGGTTAGGCAAAGTCACAGCCTCTCGCGTGGCTGATGTGGTTGCCAAGACCAAGAGCGGCTACAGCGCCTCCCGCGACAACTATATGGCCGACCTGATCGTGGAACGGCTGACGGGCCAGAAGGCGGCGGGGTTCAGCAGCGCCGCAATGGAGTGGGGCGTAGAGCAGGAGCCACACGCTAGAGCCGCTTATAGCGCCCGCACAGGCGAATTGGTGGAGGAGGTGGGCTTCATAGACCACCCGGCGATAGCCATGTCAGGCGCGTCCCCAGACGGTTTGGTAGGCGAAGGCTGCGTGGAGTTTAAGTGTCCCAACACGGCGACTCATTTGGAGTACCTGTTAGCCGGTAAGCCGCCCGAAAAGTACGTCACGCAGATGCAATGGCAGATGGCCTGCACCAACCGACCGTGGTGCGACTTTGTGAGCTACGACAGCCGCTTACCCGAGCATCTGCAAATGCTGATCGTGCGGGTTCCGCGTGACGATAAACGCATTGCCGAGTTGGAGGACGAGGTACGCAAGTTCCTTGCAGAACTAAATGAGAAAGTTACTAAACTAAAGGAGTTGAAGCTGTGACCCAATATGATCCGAATATGAAAGGCGTTTTATTCCGTAATGACAAATCTGGGAATGAAAAGCGGCCTGACTACCGTGGTTCGGCAGTCATCAATAACGTGGATTACAACCTGTCGGCTTGGATTAAGTCCTCGCAAAAGACGGGCGACAAGTACATGAGCATTAAGATTGAAGCCAAGGGTGAGGGCAAGCTGTCGCGTGGCGGTGAGCCGCAGCACCAGCCGACGAAAAAGCCCGAGATTAACGAGAAGAATTGGGACGACTTGGATACCCCGTTCTGATGAAGCGCTCACGCTACAACCCCTCTATTACGTTTGAGCAGTATTGCGAACTGCTTGCGCGTAAGAAGGAGCATGATGGCCGGGTCATTTACAAAGACCTGTACACCAAATGGAACGTGAGGCAATCAACGCTTGCTACGGCGATTCGACGCGGCATCAAGCAATACGATTACAAAATCTGGAAGGCGCAAAGTGCGAATCTTTATCGGGTGGGATAGTCGGGAGGATGTCGCTTATCAGGTGTGCCGTAGGTCGATCCTGCGGCATACCTCGATCCCGGTAGACATCAAGCCTATTGTGCAGTCAGAACTTCGGGATCGTGGCTTGTATACGCGAGAGGCTGATCCGCTGTCGTCTACGGAGTTTTCCTTTACCCGGTTCCTGACGCCGTATCTCACCGGATACACCGGCTGGGCGGTATTTGTGGACTGCGATTTTCTTTTCCGGGGGGATATTGCTGGACTGCTTGACTACGCCGACGGGGCAAAAGCCTGCTTTCTTGTAAAGCACGACTACCGGCCTACTGAAACCGTCAAGATGGACAACAAAGCGCAACATCTCTATCCACGAAAGAATTGGTCTAGCTTTATGTTTATCAACTGCGGCCACGAACAAGTCAAGAGCCTAACGCCCGAGGTGGTCAACACACAGACGGGTATGTATCTGCACCGATTTCAATGGCTTACGGATGATGTCATTGGGGAATTGCCCGTGGCGTGGAACTACCTTGAAGGGTGGCATACGAAAGACGATTGCCCGAACCCCATAGCGGTGCATTTCACCCGTGGCGGCCCGTGGTTTGCCGATTGGACGGATGTGGAGTACGGCAAGGAGTGGATGCGTGAAGCGCATATTTCCTAACGGCACTCCGAAGTCAGCCATTGTCAATTCGGTGGCGGCCTTGGTGCGTCAACTTGACGAGTCACGCGCATGGGTCGTGACCATTGAGGAATTCCGCAGGCCGCGCACCAACCAACAAAACGCTTTTCTGTGGGGCGTGGTGTATCCGTGCATTATTGAGGCGGGGAACCTTGAAGGTTTTACCCCTAACGATGTGCATGAGTGGTTCTTGGGGGAATGTTTCGGTTGGCAGACGCTGGAAGGGCTAGGCCGCAAGAAGGTCAAACCCGTCAAGCGATCATCCCGACTGAACAAGCAAGAGTTTAGCGATTACCTAGAGTTTATTAGCGCCAAGTGCGCTGATATGGGCATTGTGATACCGGAACCAAATGAACCTACGGAATGAAGCAAAAGGGCGTGGATGCACGGTGCGTTTGCCGGACATCTGCAATCACAACAGCGAAACGACTGTGCTCGCGCATATACGCCTATCAGGGGTTAGCGGCATGGGCATAAAGGCAGACGATCTGCTCGGTGCGTGGGCGTGTAGCGCCTGCCACGACGCAATAGACCGCCGGTTTCGCACAGACCTTGACCGCGACTATGTGCGCCTAGCTCACCTTGAGGGCATGGTGCGAACCATCGCACAACTAC